TACTCCATGCGAAAGAGTTCGTTCTTAGAATCTATAATGATCCCAAATTTATTGACCTTAATAAGATTATGATTGATGATAATTTTAAGGATCACCTCATGAAGTATTGCCAAATTATGAATATTCCGCTCCCAGAATATCGTGTTGTAGGTCATCATGAAGGTATTTTCTACATTGACGCCTACATCAATAATCAATTTGGGGGTAGGGGGCAAGCCAAGAGTAAAAAGCAAGCCGAACAATTGGCAGCTCGAGCGTTCTTTGAACAACTTAAAAACTACCAACGATGATACATTAATATGCATCCCAACGTCAAAAGGCTGCTGGATTTGGAGTTCGATGAGCAGAGAAGCGAGGCTTGGTTAAAACTCCGGGGCAACATGCTCACAGCCTCAGACGCAGGTACGGCTATCGGTGTGAATAAGTACGAGACTCCTGACGACCTTCTTCGAAAGAAGTGTGGAATTGGCGAAAAATTCACGGGGAATATCTACACCGAGTGGGGCACTAAAATGGAGCCCGTTGCAATCAAAATGTTTGAAGAGGAATATGGAGAAAAGGTCAATGAATTGGGATTAATCCCACATCCAGAATATCCATGGTTGGGAGGATCACCTGATGGACTCACAGACACAAACTGTTTAGTTGAAATTAAATGCCCTATGAGACGCAGAATTATCCCGGGAGAAGTACCGATTTGGTACAACGCGCAAATTCAGGTATGTATGCAAGTTATGAATGTAGAAAAATGTTTCTTTGTGCAATATGCACCTTTTGATGTGACATTTCCATTACCAGCAGTGTTTGATGTCACTATCGTTCCTCGTGACGATGAATGGTTCAAGACCTACTTACCAGTCATGGATGCCTTCTGGAAGAGAGTTCTCTACTTTAGGGAGCACCTGGACGAGATTCCAATGCCAAAGGAGAAAGTGAAGAGACCCCGTAAAACGAAGGAACTACCACCACCCGTATGCGAGGTTCAAGCACTTTCCGACGAGGATATGTATGTTGATGATTGAAGAGCCTCTTTGGCTTCTTCTTGGGTTTCATAGAACGTTATAATTCTACCATTACATCTAAGTAACCATCTGTCATCATGTTTAGTTATAGAATAAGTTTTTGATTCAGGTTTTACAAAGTTTTCTGGATCATTTTGATATCTTTCAAGAGCTTCTTGAGCTTCTTCGTTTGTATCGTATAATCCTAAATATTTACGCTTGTATTTAAGTTGCCATTTATTGTGAATTTTGGATATATTCCCAACATTTCTTTTAAATGATGGAAAGTTTTTTGGGTCTTTTAGATATTTTTCAACTGCCTCATGAGCCTCTTCTTGTGTAACGTAACTTCCTAAGGGTATTTGTTTATAACTAGCGGACCATTTACCATGAGATTTACGAACACTTCCAACTTTTTTTCTGGTTCTGTTATTAACGGGTGTAAAGTTATCTGGATCTTTTGTATATTCTTTTAGGACTTCCACAACTTCTTCTTCTGTCTGAAATCCACCATATGATATACGAATCGTCTTACCTCCTTGTCTAACTTTCGGATAAAACAAGTTATACATTTTTGACACATAACCCATATACCCATCTTTCTCAATCTTTTGAGCATTTTTAATGTCTCGTATTCTATCCTTTACTTCTTGGGTGTATTCTTTTGTGAATTGACCACCAGTAGTACAATTGTATCCATTTGGTGCGAGAGAATTTAACTTCTTTATCCAGAATATTTCTCTCTCATCAAGTTGTTCGTGTGGAACATTATCCTCAATGATTTCATATTTCATTTGGTCTTTGTATTTCTGTATAGCCCTACTTACTGTGGTACAACACGAAGATTCTTGTTTATGTTCTTGCATTCTTTTTTCAAAAGAGCGCATGGTCTGCCCAACATAGACCTTACCCGAAGGGCTTGTGATCTTGTAGATAATGCCTTTACGACCCATAAATGTAATGACTTCCTCTTCTCTAATATTGTATTTTTAAAATTTCAGATAATTGATACAGATTCTTGACCACCTAAGTGTACAACCCCTATATGTAAAAATCAAACGAAAACTATGACTATTGAGGAACAGTATAACCGCGCCAAAAACCGTCTTAATGGTCGCCTCTTTGCTCCCTATCAAATGGAGGGGGTTTTATACCTCTTGACCATGGAAAATCAAACATCGGGTCCCAAGAGCTGTATACTGGCAGACGAGCCTGGAATGGGAAAAACAATCCAGTTAATCGCCGCGATGCTTGGAAACCCTAAAAAGAGTACTCTCATCGTCGTACCCAAATCTATTATCACACAATGGACAAACGAAATCAGAAAGTTTGCCCCACAGCTATCCGTCCACGTCTTTGATGGACCAAAGAGACACCTCAAAGAAGCGGACATCGTTATAATGCCTTATTCCCTGTTATCAACGACGGAAGATACCCCAATTCACAGACACACATGGGATCGTGTGATCTTGGATGAAGGTCATGAGATTCGGAACAAAAGTTCCAAGTTGTTCAAGAGTGTGTGTAAGCTCAAGACGGACATCAAATGTATTGTGACGGGTACTCCAGTTTTCAACTCTATGAATGATTTTGTATCTCTCTGTGCGTTCCTTGGTATTGAGAAGTCCCTTGTCCAAGGCATGACTTCGAAAATACAAGACATTTACATCCTCCGTAGAACCAAAGATGATCTTGCGAAAATCAATACACGATTGGAACTCCCACCATGCCACTTTGAAAATATTGAACTTGAGATGTTCCCAGATGAGAAGCGATTGTATGAGTTTGTGTTCCAAGATGCTCAAGAAACTATCCGAGATGCTTTCAAGAATGCCATCAGCATCAATTCAAAAAATATGGTGATTTTGGAATGTCTCCTTCGAGCTCGGCAGACGATGATCTGGCCGCAGATGTACTTAGATGGTATTGCTAAACAGAATGATACACAACCCGAACGATGGATTGGTAGGTCCAACAAGATGGAGACCCTTTTCAATATGATCAAGTCCCATCCAGATGAAAAGACACTCGTCTTCTGTCAGTTTAGAGGTGAGATGGATTTCGTTCAACAGAACTTGGAGTGTCCAACTTTCCGTATTGATGGCTCAGTTCCCAAAGAAGAGCGTGACAATCAAGTGACCGCGTTTAAAAAAGCGCCACCGGGGGCTGTTTTCATCGTTCAAATCAAATGTGGGGGGCAAGGTCTCAACCTCCAAGAAGCGACGCGTGTGTACATCACAGGTCCTTCGTGGAACCCCGCGACAGAACTCCAAGCCATTGGTAGAGCACACCGAACAGGACAAACTAAACCAGTGTATGTGAAGAAGCTCATCTACAAGGAGTCGGATACATTCATCTCGGTAGAGGAGGAAATTCTCGCACTTCAGGGTCACAAATCTATTGTGTGTTCAAAAGTCCTCAATGACGAAAGAATTGAAAAGCAAATCCCAGTCAAGAGAACATCGGACAAGATTTCAATCTTGGACATCAAGAAAATATTCCGTGTATAAGGTATAAAAAGATGTCTATGAAACCAATTGGAAGTCGCGCTGAAGTTTTTCACGGAACCGCCGAGAAGACCTCGGGTGGTCTCCGCGCCAAGGATCTCATGTTGGATGCCAAGGATGGCCAGATCAAGTCAGTCGCTGCTCACAAAGCCGCTCTCGAGCGTATGAAGTCAGAAGGTAAGAAGCACTTGACCAGGGTTTTCAAGCCAAAGGCTGGTAAATTTGCGCTCCAGCCCAAGGAAGGCACCGCCGCATACAAGAAAAAGATGAAGAAGATGGCGTAAAAAATATCAGCACAATACAAGAATGTCTCTCGCAAAGTGGGAAGAGTCTGTTAAGTTGGCTAAGATCAAGTTAGGTTTGGACCCTAAGAGTTTTACCAAGATCCAGGGTAAAATTCTTAGAGAAGCTCAAATAATATATCATCTTCTCCTTTTAAATAAAAATGTTAGTAATAAATAAATAAATAAAATGTTCGCTGTAATGAAAGCTGGTGCAAAATTAGGAGCTAAAGGTGGTTCGAAGTTGTTTAAAGCGGGAGCCAGTAAAGGTATGGCGTTTGGGTCAAAGGGTGCGGCGTTAGGAAAGAGATTCTCAACATCATTTGCAACTGGTTTGAAAGATAAAGCCAAGGCAATGACAAACACGGTACGAAGCCGGGCAACCAATTTCCTTGATGCCCAAAAACGCCGCATATTCCAAACAGACCGGGGTGCTGTGTATACCAACACAAGTGGTGGAAACCGTAATTACAATCCAACACCCAATTACCATAATGTGCCAGGTTCAAATGTCGTAACACCACTTAACAATGCCAACAGACCTAATATGCGTAACAATAAGTCGTATTAAATTTGGAATTGAAAACCCTTAAGATTTTGTGGTTCATACACCACAAGTTGATGTAGTTTCCAGGTACAACCAAACTTTTTGTTCAAGAAATATACACTATTGAGTTCAACAATAGAATGTCCACTATTTCTTGCATAAAGATTATTTGAAACTTCAGTTTTAATAGGATTTCGGTTCGCGTCATATACCGCCGCCTTAATCATATTTGTGTAATCGGTATCAACCTTTACACGAAACTTTGGTTCTCTGTCGAGTGTCTCTTTCATATTTGAATTAAACATTGGTAACAATTCTTCTTTTGTCATTTTCTTTTGAAAAATTTTTTCACTTTGTTCAGCGACAGCGTCAACAATCTTATCTTCAATTTGACGAAGAGATTCATAAAACTTTTTAATGTAAGACCCATCTTCGTCATATCCCTTCATTGCAAAGTCGATATTATATTTAGTTTGTCCAACTTCCGGTGTAAATCCAGAGATACCAAAGGGCATATACAAACGTGGAAATTGAATCCTCAATGGTGTACCCTCTTTCGTAGAAAGAACAATCTTTTTGTTATTGAACTCAGCAATTTCTAGGTTTTCGATAGCGTCGTTAATTTTGGACATTATGCTATTTGATTATCCCATTAAAACTTTAAGCTGAACAAGCAACACAATCGGGTTCGAGGCTGAATTGTATTGGGCGAGCTTTAGCCTTACTACGAAGGTAATACATACCAGTTTTGAGACCTTGTTTCCAAGCATACATATGCATGGATGATAACTTGGACATTGTTGGACTTTCCATAAAAAGATTCATAGATTGTGATTGATCAATAAAACGTCCGCGGTCCGCCGCCATATCAATAATAGACTTTTGTGAAATTTCCCAAACTGTGCGATACAATTTCTTAATATCATCTGGAATATCTACAATATTTTGAATGGAGCCACCAGCCTTTACCATGAGATCCTTCATTTCCTTTGACCAAAGTCCAATAGACTTGAGAT